GGTCAGGCGCATTTGTTCGGAGCCGCCAAAAGTCCAAATTGGTTGGCCGCTTGAATCAATTACAAACGCATCAGTGTTCCATGCGTTATTTGTCGCTCTTGTGTCAACACGGAAATCGCCACCATAACCGCTTCCGCCACCAGCACCAACAGCACGAATACGGGCGCGGACGTTGCTTCCAATAGAGTATGTTGAACGGAAATTGATGTACTTTTCAGAGCCTTCGCTATTGATGTCCCCAGTCGTTGCAAAATTAGTCCCATCAAACGTCAGCGCACTCCCCGTAGTCAGGACTTTGGAGCCGTCTAGATACGGCACACCATTAGCAGTGCCTGCCGACAGCGTGAGCGCAGCAGAGAACGCAATGTCCCGAGGGACAACGTATGTGTCACCCGACTGAGCCGCCTGGATCTGCGGAACGGCTGTGTTTAACAAAAGCACTTCGTATGCTGGGGGCATGATTCACCTCAAATGGGGTTGTATGACGTGCCGTTACTGGTCAGCACCGTCTCGACAACGTAAAAGCTTGTTCCAGAGCTGTTGAGCACTTCTTCGTCAACAGTGTAGGGTGTTGCATCGCTCGTCAGCACGATCCACGGCGGGCCAGGGTTCGGCCCGGCGAAGTCAGTCGCCAGCGTAATAACCGTGCCCAGCCCGAGCGACAGGCCGTTGCGGGTGGCGACACCGAAGCTCATCGGATATTGATCGGTTTGGCGTACACGGTGCCAGCCGAAGCGATCTGGATCGCGCTGACGCGCCACGGTGCGCCGGTGCCTTGCGGCACGATGAACGGGATGGGTGTGTTGGCAGGGATTGGAGTGTCGCTGCTGGTTGCCGTCACACCCTCACCGACTGAGACGTAAGCCGCTGTGGTTGACCAAATCACCACGCCCTGCGGGCCAGCCGGCCAGGTGCTGGTACTGCCAGCGGTGCCAGTGTACGCAGCGTTTGCCGCAGCGAACTGGGCATCGGTCATAGGATTCAAAAGTTCCATTTGAGCGTCCTTACGCTAGGAATTTGAGCTTGTACAAGGTGGAATAGTACAACGCCAAGATCTCATCAATGATGTTCTGGAGCGGTGTGCAGTCCTTATCGACCACCTTGTACCGGGTGTTTTCGATCTCTTTGACGTGGTCTTCAAGAAATTCAACGACGTTGTTGGTCTTTTTTGCTGACTGCAACGCAATCGGCCCGATCAGTCCGTACTTGCCTTGGTAGGCTTCTGCAAAGTCGTCCGCCAAGTTAATGATGCCCGTGTAGAACTTGTTCAGCGCTTTGTGTTTGGCGTATGACCGGGTGTTGAGATGCACACTATGTGTGACGTCTCGCGCCAGAAACAGTTGGCCAATGAAGACTTCACAGGTCATTGCGGCATCCCTTGTTCAGGCATCATTGGTTGTTCTGGAGTGAGTTGCTGCGGCATGGCCGCTAGATTGCCCAAATCCATCACGTCACGCAAGGTCTGAACAACCACTTCCTGAACCTGTTCAGGGGTCATGGCTTGCGCCAGCGCTTGGACCCGTCTTGTTTCGGCCTCGTAAGCTTTGATATCGTTGGCCTGCTGCTTGATCGCCAGATCCTGCGCTTCCATTGACTGGTTGACGTTCTGAAGCAGCCCCATCATCTGCTGCAACTGAGCGTTCAGCGCTTCGATCTGCTGGTTAGCCGCTTGGATTGTCGGATCGTCCTCGTCTTGCAGCAGTTTGGGGTCGATCATCTTTTTCAAGCGCGCTGCGAGCTCTTGAGCGCCTGGCCAGTCCATGTTCTTGACAAACAGGTCGCCTGCGGCCATCCACAACTGCGGGTTGCCTTGCAGAATCTGGCCCATCGCGTCCATCGACTCTTGGCGCTTGGTCATGTAGCTGGGACCGGTCGTGACGCGAACGTCGTATTTGCCGACGTTGGGGTTGTAAATCTTCTGAATGACGATGCCTTGCTCGTTGACGATCTTGGTCACCGCCTGCTGCTGGCTGGGGTCAATGACCGCTTGGTCCACCTCGCCATCAATGCCAATGATGCGAGCAATCCGACGGGTGTCGTAAATCTTGGGCACCAAGTCAATGATCTGACGCGTGATGTAACGGATGGCTCGAGCCAAGTTGTCGACGTAATGAAACGTGCCGGTGTTGCTTTGCTGCTGGCGGGCGAGGATGGCCCGACCAGAACGCTCGTTTGAAGTTGCTCCAAGGCTGGGGTCGTACTGGCCAGTCGTTGCTTTGAGGTCATCCGACGCCCCCATTTTGGCTTGTATAAGCCCCGTTTGAGCCATCGGAGGGGTAGACCGCTGCGGCAGCGGCAGAGGCGCTCCTTGACCGTCTGTGGCGTCTGGATTGACCTCAAGATACGGCCAGTTGTTGACGTTAGCCGTCTTCCACTGGTGCTCGTAGCCTTCAAACTGTCCGCCGTAGCCAATAAACGGCGCTTTGGGGGCCAGCGCCAGCATTTCTGCTTCTTGGCTGACCCAGTAGTTGTACAGTCGCTGGGCGTCCTTGGCATTCCTCACCAGGCCCGAAATCTGCACGTCGCCGTTGACTTCGTACTCGTTTCCAACCACCCGGACGACCGGAATGTATTGGCCCGGCCAGTCGCGCTCTTCCAGCACTTCAAAACCGTTGGTTTTGATCCATTTGACTTGTTTTAGGTCGACTTTACGGGTGCGGATCGGCTGCAAGCCCATCTGACGCATCTGTTTGTCTTGCGGATCGTCCGAAAAGAACGTTTGGCCGTTTGGGTACAGGTTGAGCGTGGCTTCTTTGTGCTCGTAGTAGAAGTATTCCGCAATCCGGATGGTCAGTTCCGCGACCCACTGCGTGAGGTCTGCGTCGCCCACGCCTTGCGCCATGATTGACGTCACCGGAGACGCTTTTGGGTACATCCGGTGGTAGTCTTCTTTGGTGATCTCTTCGGTGATAAAGCAATACTGCGCGTCTGCCCCGCAAGGGTCTTGGATCATCGGGTCCATGTAGACTGAAAACGGGTTTCTGACCCGTCCAATCTTGATGTCCTGATCAAAACTCGTGTCGTCGCAATACTCGGTCAAAACGCGTATGTAGCCCTCACCGTGGACGACTTGGTTCTCGCAAGCCGTATCGTAAGCGACGTCAGCGTCTGAAATGTACTCGATGTGCCGAACAATGCCGTCCAGCACTTCCGCCATTTCAATGTCAGCGTTGTCGTCGACCGGGATAACCTTGCCGCTGGGTCGGTTCTGCCGTTGGTCGTTGGTGACCTGACGGACGTGTTGAGGCAGTTTGTTGACGGTCAGGCAGGGGCGGGCGTTGATCGTCTGCCCTTGGGCGCTGCCTCGAGTCTTCAGGACGTCTGCGGGCCATTGCCAGTTGTTGTCCGGCGAGCCCGCCATAAATCGCAGGTCGTCGAGCTGATCCTGACGGCTGTCTGAATATGCGGACATGGCTATTCTTAGCCGTGTCCGCATCGTCCCAAGGACGTCTTTTTCGTTCATTTCTTGCCTTTAGAGGGCTTAGCCGCAGCGCGTTTAGTCGCGTATGCAATTGCAACCGCTTGCTTTTGCGGTTTGCCGTGAGCCATCTCAGTTTTCACGTTTTTCCGGAAGGCGGCAGGTGACGCTGACTTAACGAGCGGCATGATCACTTTCCTTTTTTAGCCGTTTTAGCTGATTCTTTGAAGTCTTTAGCCGTCGGTGCGCCTTTGGTGCCAGGTTTACGCATTTTCTCGCCGCTGCCGGCTGCAATGCGGGCGCGTTTAGCGTTAATTGCAGCATATAGACCGGGTTTAGTAGCCATGTCAGCACTTCCATCGTTTGAGCGCCGCTTTGGCGCGTTCGCCATCTTTGGCCTTGGCCGCTACCCCGCCCATACGCGCGCAAAATGACGCTTTGCGTCCTTTGTCCGCTTCAGTCTTGGGATTAGGCGCGGGTGCTTTCAAATTCGACCCCGTTTCGCGATTGTACTTGGCTCGACCTTTGGCTGTCAGCCCTGCGCCCTCGCTTGTTGGGCGCTTCTCACCCCGACCGACGCTGAGACTGACTGACTTCTTGCTAGCCATGTCACGCCCCCATCCAGCCGGCTGACTGGTTGATACGGTCAGCGTACACCGTCTGACGCTCTGGCCGGAAGCTAGACTGCCGCGAGGCGACGGGGAAAGCAAACGTACACGCCAGCGCGTCGGCTGCGTCAGGCGATGCCAGTCCTCTTGCTTTCATGTCCTTCTTGCTCTCCAAGAAGATCGTTCCAGCCGAATCCGGTTTAGTCTTCGGCCCTGTCAGGTCGGACTTCAACTGCCGATCCGTTGGGATACTCGCACTACGCAACCAGTCGCGCATGGCGCCCCACAGTTCCGCTCGCTTGTTGCCCCACATGATCGGGTTCTTTGACTTCCAACCAAAGTTCACCCCACGCACCTTATACCGCTGTTCTGTCAGCCGGTCAAGTATCCCGTAACCCAGGCCACCCTCGTCGATCACCGTCAGCGTGGGCTTAAACTCTTCGATCGCGTCGATGACGTGCCCGACCGTCGTCATCGTGTCGTCGCCTCGATACCGTTTGATGTGCAGCAGGTCGCGCCCTTGTCGCACCACGATCACCGTGCTGTCGGCGCCCGAGCGAGCCGGGTCGATACCAATCACAATCGGCGCGTCTGCGTCCTTGTACTTAGGGCGCCGCGCGGCCTCGTCGACCAGCGACGGCGCGATGAACTGATCGTCCCCCGCTGACGGGAACTGACCGTAGACCTCAATGCGCGCCTGCGGGCTGTCCTCGCCGTACTCCTCAATGATCTGCTCGTAAACGCTTTTGTCGGTGTCTTCAACGTCGCGCGCGTCAATTGAATCTGTGTTCCAAAAGTCCCGCTTAGCGTTAAAGCACTCAAAGAAGTAGCCGCTGTTGCGACGCGGGTTACTGAACGCGCACCAGAACCGATGCGGGGTGTTCTCTGTGAAAAAACCCTGGGCGACGTCCCAAATCGGGTCCGGAATGCCCGACGCCTCGTCAAAAATCAAACACACCCCGTCGACGTTGTGCAGACCCGCGTACGCGTCCGGATTTTCCTCCGACCAGAGGCGCCCCTCTGCCGACCAAAACCGCGTACCTTTTCGCAGATCCCGCTCCACAATCTCAGCCAGCCATTTAGCCGGTGTGACGCGCGTTGCGCTGATCTCAAACCAATGGTTGTTGATCAGCAGCGCCAGCCACTTGGTAATCTCCGCCCAGGTGATTGAGCGAAGCTGCGCCTCGCTGTTGGCTGAAACAATTGTGGTCGACCCAATACGCGTTGTCAGCATCCACAGCACGATCCAGCTGACCAAGGCCGACTTGCCAATACCGCGCCCGGACGCCACCGCGCTTCTGAACACCTTGTACGCCGTTGCGTCGTCGTTGTCTCGAATGTGGTCGGCCATCTTCCGCAGGAGGCGCCGCTGCCACCGTCTAGGTCCAGCGTGGTGGGCGAGAGGTGTGTTGGGCTGCCCCCACGGGAACGCGAAAAGGACGAACGCTTCAGGATCGTTCTTGAGCTTCGACGACCACAGGCGCGACATGAGGAGTTCTTCCTCCGCCGCTGAGTAGCGGGGTTGCTGCATCCGTCACCTCTATATCTATTATGCGCTGGTCTGCTTTCTCCAGCGCGGCCATCACGCTGATCTGTTGCGTCACATCCACTTGAACGTGTTGAGTCGTGTACCACCCGTGCTTGTGCTTTAGCACTTCCAACGCCGCCTTGGCGTCGCCCGACAGCGCTGCGTCCATCATCACTTTAGACAGGCTAGCCTCAGCGTCGGCGCGGCCTTTCTGTTCCGCCAGCGCCGCCATCGGATCCATCTCGCACAACCGTCTGAACTCGGTGGGCAGCATTCCTGCCGCTAGCGCTAGGTTGTCACCGCGAAGCCCTAGCTTTGCGGCGTCATAGATCGACTGGAGGCGCCCCTCCGTCGCTTTCAGTTGTCGTGTCGTAATTGGCAGATTCTGAAACATTTGGCTTTTTTATCAGATTGCTGTGCGGCTGGCAAGCATACTGGGTATTTGTACAGCAGTTGGTGGTTAGTAGTTGGTGGTTAGCAGTTGGTGGTCAGTGGTTAGCAGTTTGCAGAAAAAATAAAAAATTTTTGCGACCCCTCCGATTTTGACCGGTCGGCGCGCCGGCCCTACCCGGGGGGCCGCAAGCTGGCGGCAACCATCCCCTGGCCGCGCGTCCTGGCATGGGTCAGATGGGTCATGCCCCACGCAGTCGGTCGGCACGCGAACACGGCGCACGCCTGATCGGCGCATGGGTCGCATGGGCCATGCACCATGCTTTGATGCCGTGATGCGAGCGGGGGAGGGGGCGCGGCCCATGAGGCGCCCCCAATGGGTCACCGGGGTCATATGGGCGTGGGTATTTAAGTCGCTGCCTGCGTAGCGCTGTACGTACTACTGTATATATATACAGCCAAACAATTTTGACAGTCTTCCACCGATACATGACCCATTTAGCCCATTAGCTCGGGGCGCTGGCCCGAGCGCCTACCCCGCGCATGACCCCGACAAATGACCCCGCTGCGACAGATTATCAATCAGACGCCGATAGCCCATATGACCCACGCCTTCCCGGGGCCAGATAGGCCATGTAAGAAATAGTAAGAAAGCTACTTGCAACACAATCTGCAATCGTGTATCGTTGTCATCAGTGCAGCAAATCATCAATCAACATGGAGTAACCCATATGACCCCGACGACACTTTCAAACGTCCAGGCGCAGCAAGTCGCGATCGCTCGCGCTGCCCTTTTCATCGGCGCATTCACCCCCGCCGCGCGCGCGCTGAGCGCTCAGATCCGCGCGTGCGTCGACGCCGGCCAGCGCGCCGAGCTGCTGGCGATCGCGCGCGAGCTGGACATCGACTCGCATCGCGACTTCATTGTTTGATCACCGACCCGGCGCGCCGAAAGGCGCGCCTCAAACCCGAACTCTAAGGTCCAATATCATGCTGAACTCTTTCATCTTCTATCAGGGTCCATCGGCCATTGACGGCGCGCCAATTGTCGGAATTGCTGTCTTACGCTCGGAAAATAGCAAAACCGGCGATATGGTGCAGACATACATTCTGCGCGCCGATATGCACCCGCTCGAAGCGCTCGCATCGGGTGCCGATGCGAGCATATGCGGTACTTGCACGCATCGCCCGCGCCGTCAGCGTATGCGTGACAAACGCGGCCGATTCACGCGTAATACCAAAACCGTCCGGACGTGTTATGTCGACGTCGCGAAATCCGTCTCTTCAGTTTTCCGCGCCTTTATCGCCGGTTCATATGACGTGCTCGAGCCCGTCGACGGCGCGGCGCGTCTCGCCGGCCGCATGGTCAGACTCGGCGCATACGGTGATCCGACCGCGATTCCCGTGCACGTATGGCTTGCTTTGCTCGCCGATGCGGCCGGCCACACTGGCTACACGCACCAGTGGCGCGCGCCGATCGCCGCTGATTTCGCGCCAATCCTAATGGCCAGCGCCGACAGTCCGACCGACCGTGAGCAAGCCCGCGCGCAAGGGTGGCGCACATTCACGGTCCGGACTGCCGATCAACCATTGGCTGCGCGCGAAATTGTCTGCCCCGCATCGCCAGAGGGCGGCGATCGCCTGCAGTGTATCGATTGCGGCGCGTGCGACGGCGCTGACCGGCCGGGTAAAGTCTCGATCGCAATCGTCGTTCACGGCGCAATGGCCCGCCATTTTCGCGCCGCCGCCTAACATCAATTCGGGCGCCTACGGGCGCCCATAATCGGAGTCCCACAATGAAAACCATAACCGCACGCTTTCCAGGATACTGCGCCCGCACCGGCGCGCGCATCCTGCCAGGCGACACGATTGACTACCACGGTCGCGGCCGATCGATCTTACGCGCCCGCGCTGGCGCCGGCGCCGCTCGGCCGGACTTAGACGCGCCGGAAATCCGGCCGTCTGACGTCGGCGTGTCGGACCACTACATCATCGGCGGACGCGACTACTACCGCAACCGCAACGGTCGGTGCGAGGACGCGCCATGTTGCGGCTGTTGCACTATCTGATATCATCACAATCTGATTCAATCAATCATAGGACGACAATCATGGCTTACACACTCAAGCGCTCGATCAACGGGCTCACGCTCGACGATATCAAACGGATTTACGACAACAACCCCAACATGACGCTACGCGAACTGTCGAGCCTGACCGGGCTCGCGGTCCCTTTTCTTAAAAAGCTTTTGCTCAAAGGCTGACCATGCACCCCAACCCGCACCACAACTATCAACCACCGCGTGAACCCTCGCGCTTGATCGTCATTCTGTCGGCCCTCGCGGCCGTCGTCACCGTCGCGGCGCTGACCGTCGCATTCACATTGGAGCTTGCCAAATGATATCCACCGCATTCGCACACGGCGCTACCCGCGTCGACGTCACCGTCAAGGACAACTACGTGGAGGTGCTCACGCACGCGCCGGATCGGTCGCTGCCTGACACGTCATTCACTATTTTCGGCGACACGCTCGCCCGGACCCGGCCGGCGCTGACGTACGACGACGTCGACGTTCCCGCGCTCGTGAGCGCCGCCAGGCAAGCGCTGCGGGCGCTCCGCGAGGCCCACGAGGGGAACCCTGTCGCGCTGCCGCTCGGCGTGTCCGAGGCACTCGACGCGATCGCTGACGTGCTCGAGGGGCGCTGACATGAGACGACACTTCGGACAGACTAGAGCCCAACAGCAGGCGGACTGGCTCGCGCGGTTCTCGGACGCGCTCGTATCGCGCGAACCCCACCACGCCGGCCGGATCGATTGGGACACGGCCAAACATTACTATTTCAGCGGCGTGCCGCTCGACGACGCGGTCGACCGCTACTGTCGGTCGCACCCGGCCGAGGGGCGCTGACCGCGTAGGGCTCGACTGTCAGGCCGCCGTGGCCTGACGGGCGCGCCTTGCGCCTCAATCCACTGGAGTCCAGTACCATGCTCGAATTCACCGTCACTCGTCGCGCCTTGCGCGCGATCGCATCCTGCGCGCCGACTGTCGACGTGCGCTATTACTTGCTCGGCGTGCACGTCCGCGCTGACGCGCGCGGCATCATCCTCGAGTCGACCGACGGGCACGCGCTCGCGCGCCTACGGGTCAGCCCCGCGCCTGTCGGCACGCCCGTGAGCGTGATTTTGCCGCTCGAGGGGCTCAAAGCCGTTACGGCCGGCGGGAAGAAAACCCTCGACGATATCCTGACCGTGACGGTCGACGCGGCAGCTAATCGCGTGACAATCGTCGACCGCACGGTAACGCATACGCTTACGCTAGTCGACGGCCAGTATCCGGACACCGATCAAGTCACGCGGAAAGCGCTTGCCGCGCCGGTCGAAATGGCGCAGTTTAATCCGGCGCTACTCGAGCGCCTGCACGCGTGCATTAAGACCGCGTCAGGTGCAGACAACGCGATACCCTGCTACAGTCAACGCGGGATGAATCCGTGCATTGTCACCGCATCGGAATTGCCCGAGTTTATCGGCCTGGTGATGCCTTGGCGCGCCGACGACGTCGCCGTGCCGGCGTGGGCGAGCGCTCAAGCATGATCACCGCAGCGCTGATCGCCCTGCTGGCGGCCGTGCTCGCGGCCGTGCTACGATTGTAGGTCGTCTCCTCTCCTCACGCTCGCCAGCGTGTTCGGCCCGCCTCCCGGCGGGCCTTTTATTTTCTAACCGACCGCCTTTAGGGGGCCGGACTTCGAGCGCTCAATCAGGCGCCGGACTTCCGACCGATTGCCGTCGAATTTCGTGAGCACTTCAGGCGACGACATGACGTGGACCTTGGTCGCGTGTTCGACCGTCTTGACCCGCCCAAGGTCCAGCCAGCCGGCCTCCCGAAACGCTGAGAACAGACTGTAGACGCTGATTTTTGACCCGGCGGGCATATAGCCGGTCAGACGGTCGCACAATTGCTGCCAGGGACCTTGAACCGCCCCTAGACTGAACTCGCCGCGCCGCTCCTGCATCATCTCGACGAGGATCGCCTCAACGGGCGAAAGCGCCGCTTGAAGCATGATTGCTTTCGCCTCGGTCGTCATGGGGGCAGCGCCAGGCTGGAACCGGCTGACATCCCGCGCACGCAGCCAGCCCGCGACCGCGTCGCGCCCGCCGGCGTCGTACCACTGCCAGAGTCGTTCGGCCTCGGTCGGGTCCATCCGCGCCGCCTCGGACCAGAGCACAAACCAGCGCCGATCGTCGCTGGTCAACGTAATCGCGACCCGCTCGTTTGAAAATGCTACGACGGCCAAACGGTTCAGCGCGTCGAACGGGTGCAAGCCCTTGCGGTTCACGCTCAGAAGCTCGGGCGGCGCCGCCAACAGGGGTTTCAACCGATTCTCGAGCGCTCGACGGTCAGCCGCGTCGGTCTGGCGCAGTTCATTAATGACAAGCACTTCAGACATGAGCGCGTAGCCCCACTGGCTGTTGATCTCCTCGTTCCGGACCGTGCCGATGTTTTCCCGACTGGCGCCGCCGACCGCGTACAGGAACGGATCCCAGAGCGTATCCTTGCCGCTGCCAGGCACGCCGCCGTGCAGGATGCCGTGATTGATCTTGATGTCCGGATGCTGGACCTTGAACGCCATCCAATCGAGCAGGTGGACCCGCTCGGCGTCGTCTGGCACCATGCGCGCGCAGTGCTCGAGCCACGGCGTGACGTCACCCGGCACGCCGGCCGGCCGCGCGTCGCGCCACACGTTGGCGTACACGTCACCGGCCCGCGACACAAGCACGCCCGAGCCTGGCGCGTAGGTGACGCCTTGAAGCACCCGAGCGCCCATCTCCTGACGGTTCTCGTCGAACGATTTTGACGCCTCGATTTTGCGCGGCTTGCCGTTCGCCGTTCTGTGAATCGAATAGCAGGCGACGTGCCGGAACACGGCGTCGAAATTCGAGCGCGAATACTGCTTTCGGGCCACCAGATCAAAATACCCGTCATCGGCGTGCAGGTAGGCGAAGCGCTCGAACCAACCGGCCTTCTCAACCCGACCGGCCTCCCGCCGTTCGACCTGCGCCACGACGCGCGCGGCATCATCCGGGTACGCTGCGGTCGGTCGGATCTTATCCAGCGCTGCGCCGAGCGTCGTCGCGACAAGCTCGTCGCGCAGCCCATAGGCGACCGACGGGCCGCCCTGCGCGCCGACCCACTCGAGGAACCGCGCCGAGTCCCAGTCGACACAATGGGCGTGCAGACACTTATACGCGCGCGTCGTCGGGAAGTAACGCCCCTCGACGTCATCATTCGAGTGCTCGTCCGCATTCGGGCAGACCACGCCCGCCCAGCCGCTCGAGTTCGGGCGCTCAAGCAGCAGACCCTCGTCCGATAGCCACGCCAGCACCTCGTCTGACCCGTCGTCCTCGACCGTGATCGAGCGCACGTCCGCCGACACGGGACCGGGCGTCACACCCATCGCGTCAAGGATCTGTGTAAGTGAGTACTCACGTTCTTTGTGCCACTCGATCAGGCGCGCCTCGAACCCACCCTTCTTGTGGTTGACCGAGCCCGGCAGTCGGAAGTTGCGGACCGAGTTCGTCGCGCCCTCATCAGTAAACCCGGCGGCTGCGATCGCCTTGATCGCCGCGCTGAACTCGGCTTTGGTCGGTTGATCATCGAGCGCGAAGGCGTACCCCCACTGGAAGTTGCCCGGACTGCTCTCGATCTTCCAAGTCGGCTCGATCGGCGGCGCCTTGCTCTTGGTCCCGATGTCATCAAGCATCATCACCAACACCCGCTCGATGTTGTCCCGCGAGGCGCTCATGCGCGCCTCGAGCCGCTCGACGATAAAGCTCCCGGTGTTGCCGTACCAGGCGCCGCGACCATCGTAGGCCGCCGGCAGCTCGGGCAAATAGACCCAACCGTTCCTGCCCTTCTTCTGACGCACCAAGAGCGCCGTCTCACCCTCTGGCGCCAGCCACGCCAGCCATTGAACAAAGTCATTCATTTGCCGTACCTCGTCATGATTTTCGCCTCACAATCAAGCGGCAGCCCACCCGCCCACGCAGGCGGGCGCCGCATCACCTCCACCAGTCGGTCGCGCGCCGGCTCGGCGTCGGCCTCTGGCACCTCCAGAACCACTTCATCGTGAACGTGCAGCACCACGCCGTCCAGCACCCGCAGCGCCTCACGCAGGACGTCGTGCGCGCTGGCCTGCGTCACGTTCTCACACGCGAGCCCAGGCCACAACTTCCCGCGCGGCCACTCGCGCGCGTCGGCTGACGGCTTCCAGCTGGCCTTGGCGTAGGACACCGACCCGTCGCGCTCGCGGCGCGCGTAGGGGTAGCAGAGCACGCGGCCCGACGGCAGGACGTACCAGAGGTGCTGACCGTCGAACAGGTAGGTCACCCGACCGGCGCTGTACTCGGCGCCCGGGTGAAGCATGGCGCTGACGTAGGCGCGCTCGAGGTCGCTCCAGAACATCGGCGCCCACTGGTTCGCAGCGCGCCAAGCATGGACCATCCGCCGCGCGGTCGGCTCAGGCAGGTTGACGCCGTAGATGCGTGCCATCGACGCGAAGGCGCCGACACCCCCGCCGAAGCCGCACGATAACTCTTGCACCTTGCCGATCTGACGCTCGTCCGACCTGCCGGCCTCGTGGTCGGCCAGGATGACCGCGTAGGGGCGCCCGAAGGTCGCGCTGGCGTTGACGATGTAAGCGTCGAGTCCGTCTGCGAACTGCTGCAATTTCTCGCGGCCTCGCGGACTGTCTGCGAGCCAAGGATTGACCCGGCCCTCGATCGCCGACCAGTCAGCCACGACGAAGACGTGACCGTCGGCAGGGATCAGCGTCGGGCGGAGCATGAGCTTCAGCACGTCGGTCACCCGCTTGCCGTGCGTCGGCACCAGCGCCTCGCGCCGCATCATGGCGTCTCGAATCGTCAGTGGATGCTTGGCCGCTTTCCGGGGGATGTTGTGGACCTGCGCGCCATAGCTTGAAGCTCGGCCTGTTGCTGCGCCGCCAGCAAAGACAAATGCTCCTCTAACGCGCGCGTCCTCCGGATCAGCCAAGGCAGCGAGTTTGCCGAACTTCGCAGTCGAAGATGCCCAGACATCGTCGGTCGCTTGGATGACCTCGGCAACAGCGGGCGGTATCTCTTCATGGTTTTCCTCGGCAAAGGCGAGCAGATTGGCCCGCACGGTCTTATCCAGCGAATCCTTGGCCTCGCCACCCTTGTGGCTCACGGCGAGCTTTCGCGCCTGCGGCCCCAACCGCTCCAGCACCCACGCCCGCAAGGCCGGCGAGCGGATGGTCGTCACCGCGCCGTCGGTCACCTCGCGCACGCGGTCGGTCAGTTCGCGAAGCTCCTGCGCGGCGTAGCCCATCGCAGCGTGCGCGAGCGGCACGTCTACCCGCACGCCTCGGTCGTTGATCCGCTCGTTGACATGGTAGTCCGCAAGCTCGACCGCTGACAACTGCCGGATGGACTGCGAGACGGCGCGCATCGCGCGGACATCCTGCTTGCAGTACTCGAAGAGGTCAGCCAGATCTTCAGGCGTGTGCTTGAAGGGCGGAATGCAGCACTTGCGGACGAGCGCTGCACCCTTGTGGTCCTTCTTCATGGACGCACCCGCGAAGCGACCCGCGTCCTCCAGACTGCCAGGCATACAGTTCGAGCGCGCCTGCGCGGCGGTGCAGTAGAACTGCTCAAGCTTGGGCTCAGGCACGTCGAAGTCCGGGCAGACAACGTACCAGAAGATTAGGCGCTCGAATGCCGCGTTGTGGGCGCGGATGATCTCCAGATTCTGGAGGGCATCCTTGACCGCCTGCGGGAACGGTTGGTCAGGCGTCCAGAGTTCGACCTCGCCGTCGTCGATCGCCCACGCCATGCAGAGCACCTGCGTGCTGGGGTGCTGGGCATAGGTGTAAGCGCCGTGCCGGACGAGGTCGCACTCGGACCGGGTTTCAAAATCAAGCCAGATGGTCATATGACAAAAACGGGGGCCGCAGCCCCCGCCCTCCACTAGGCTAGGTTACGCAGTCCGACGGCGACGACGCGGCGCCTCACCTTCAGCAGCCTCGGGGGCGTCCAGTTCTTGGACACCCTCATCGGCAGCCTCGCCGTCCATCGAGGTCCAGTCCACCACCTCGAACACGGGCGTATAGACACGACCGTAGCTCTTGTGCTGGTAATGGTCCTTGCCCAGACGGATGATGGGCACCGGCAGGCTCGGGTTCTTGCCAACCTGCTCGGCAATCGCCAGGCCCAACTGCTGCACCGCACGCTTACCGCCGACCGAGGTGGTCGAGTAGCGCGTCTCAAGCCCCGCATCCTCACCGCTGATGCACTTCAGCGAGAAGCCAAACTGCATTTCCCAACCGCGCTCGGCACCGTCAGGCGCGGGCCCGACCTCCGGCAGCGGCTGCGTCAGCGGCGCCATCGCCTCGCCAAGCGCCTCGCCCTTACCCCATGCGATAAAGCCATGCACAAAGGAAAAGGGGTTGACCGCCCAGCGGGACTCGTCCTCGACCTCCGTCTGATCGGCGCCGAACACCCAATGGCCGGTCTTGTCCATCTTGAGGATGGCTTGGACCGAGGGCGCTACGGTTTCGAGTTTGCGGAGGCTGTCGGCCAAGGTGGTGACAGCGGGAAGACCAGCAGAAGCAAATTTCACGAGATTAGACATCACAACACTCCAGATCAGATTTTAGAAAGCGCAGCCGCGAACTGCTGCGCGAGAAGCACCTTCGCCGGCCGGGGATCGCTCTCCGGTGCGATGGTGTCGCCAGAACTGACGGAAGTCACGACCTCGTCCGGCAGAGCGATCTTGCGCTTTTTCAGCACCTTCTCGATCTGCGCGGGCGAGCGTAACTCCATCAGTTCAGACTCGGGGGCGCCGACAGCCCTGAGCGCCGCAAGGGCGTCGGCATCATTGGTCCACTTCCTGCGCGCCTGCTTCGGTACAAGCTTCCAGCCTGGCACCGGCAGACCGGCCTCAAGCTTCTGCTGCACCAGCTGACGCGCGGCCGTGGCAAAAGACTCCAGCATATCAGCAAGCTCGAGCGCCTTGCCGAGGTCCGCGTCGTTCAGCGCCTCAAGACGCGTCTTCACTAGGCGGTCGATCTCGCCTGTCTGCGCGGGACAGATCGCCTTTGCCGGGCAGAACCGACAGTGACTGCCGACCTTGAGCGGCGGCGCCTCGAGCTCCGACGCGCGCAACGCAGACCGGAGATCCGCCTCGAAGTCTAGTAGACGCTGCACGTCAGTCACCCAACGACGCACCTGAAACGGCTGCACGATGATGAGCTCAACAAACGTCGCGCCTTCAAACGCCCAGTGGTTCGACCGCAGCGCGGCCAGAGCGTAAAACATCAGCTGTGGGTTGTCCTGCGCGTCGACCATGACGCCGTCGCCGAACTTCCAATCCAGCACGACCGCCGTGTGGCCGAGGCGCCCGATGAAGTCCACCGTGCCGAAAGCGCCTGGCACCTCGTCCCACCTGACGCGCGCCTCGACGTCGAACTCCAAAACCTTGCCCGGCTCGTCAGCCTCAAGCTGATCAACGAACTTGAGCGCGAAGTCGAGCTTCGCGTTCTCATCGTCATCGAACTTCGTGCGGTCGACCGGCTTGTCGGACAGCAGGTCAGCAATCGCCTCGTGCAGCCGCGTGCCTGCGGCCATGTAAGCGTTCTCGACCTGAGGCGGCGCTTTCCGGACGAGCTGCACGCTGCCAGGGCAGGCCATGACACGACCCGCAGACGAGCCGCCAACGACTGTGGAGTGTGCGTTCATGGGTTGTCATCCGAGACGATGCTGTCAGAACCGCGATGCCAGAGCATTTGCGTGACAGGCTTTGCACCCTTCACGAGCAATTGCTCTTGCGTGTAGCGCTTGAGATTGTGCCGCCCGTAACCGGGCCCGACGAACACCTTACGGTTCCGGTAGTGCGGGACGTAGGTGATGCCTTTGAATACGAACGTCAGCGCCTCAAACTGCTCTGCGGGCGCGTTCTGGCCCAGCAAGTTGGATGGGCTAAGTGGACTTGACTTCATTTTTGGGAACTCCAGTTGACTGTGGAGGCTCAAGCCTATACGATGACAAAAAACTTTGCAAGTGATAAACTTTGAAACATCTTTTGGAGAACAAAAATTTTGGAACGCGACATTGAAGCATATCTGGTCAAGCGCGTGAAGGCGCTTGGCGGGATGGCGTACAAGTTCGTCTCGCCGTCGAACCGGGGCGTGGCTGACCGTCTGGTCGTGCTGCCTGGTCAGATATGGTTCGTTGAGGTGAAGCAAGAGACAGGTCGGCTGACCGCGTTGCAGGCGCTCTTCATGGAGCAGATGAAACGCATGGGCCACAACGCAATCGTAGTCTGGAGTAAGGAGGAGGTCGACAAATGGATCGCAAACCTATGAGAGTGTTGGTCGCTTGCGAGTACAGCGGCGCGGTGCGGGACGCCTTCCTGCGCGCCGGGCACTACGCCATGTCATGCGACTTGCTGCCTTGTGAATCGTTAGCGTCAGGCGACCACTACCAAGGCGACGTTCGCGACGTACTTGACCATGAATGGGATCTGATGGTGGCACATCCACCTTGCACTTACCTGTCGGTCAGTGGAATGCACTGGACGCGCCGTGGACTGCGCGATCCGCAGTTGACCGAAGATGCGCTGGCGTTTGTGCGGTTGCTGCTGGAGGCGCCCGTGCCGCGCATTGCGCTTGAAAACCCAATCAGCATCATCAGCAGCCGCATTCGCAAGCCCGACCAGATTGTGCAGCCGTGGCAGTTTGGTCACGACGCCAGCAAAAAGACTTGCTTGTGGCTGAAGAACCTGCCGTTGTTACGACCAACACAGATCGTTGAGCCGCGCATCATCAACGGACGCAAGCGATGGGGCAACCAGACCGACAGCGGACAGAACAAACTCGGACCGAGCGTCGACCGCTGGAAGATTCGCAGCGCCACATACGCCGGTATCGCGCAGGCGATGGTTGATCAGTGGGGTGACCTGTGAAGCTCAGACCCTATCAAGAGGAAGCCGCTGACTTCCTGTACGCCAACGATCGGGCGATGATGTTGGCGCCGGTCGGTGCAGGCAAGACCGCGACCACGCTGGTGGCGCTGCGCGCCCTCTTGGGCGACGGGTTTGCCAAACGCGTGCTGGTGGTCGCGCCGCTCCGGGTCGCGCAGTCCGTCTGGCCGGTCGAGATCAAGAAGTGGGCGCCGACGCTATCGTTTGCGCTGTGCGTCGGGTCGCCTGCGGTGAGACAGCGCGCGCTTGGCGCACCCGTCCAAGTCGTCATCACCAACTACGACAACCTCCAATGGCTGGCCGAGCAGAAGCTCGACTTCGACGCACTAGTGTTCGACGAACTGACGCGGCTCAAGAACCCGTCAGGCAAGCGCTTCAAGGCGCTCGACAAGGTCATCAAGGACATCAAGATTCGTTGGGGTCTGACCGGATCGTTTACGTCCAACGGACTCGAGGACGTGTTCGGCCAGTGCAAGATCATTGACCAGACTATGCTCGGCCGCAGCAAGGGCGCCTTCTTGCAACAGTACTTCCATTGCCTGAACCGCGAGCACGGTCAGTGGGTGCCGCTTCCGACGTCGCTGCCCTTGGTCATGCAGAAAATCAAACCGTGGACGTATGTGCTCGAGCCCGCTGACTACAAGGACAGCCTGCCGCCGCTCCATACGGTTGAGGTACCCGTCAAGATGGACCTGACCGAGTACCAAGCGATGAAGAAGGACATGGTGCTGGAGTTTGGCACCGAATACATCACCGCCGCGTCCGCAGGCGCCGTCGTGAACAAGCTTCAGCAGCTCGCCAGCGGGTTCGTTTACGACGGCGGCCGGCTCGCCGTGCGACTGCACAGCGAGAAGATGGACGCGCTCGAGGACTTGTTCTTAGAGAACCAACGCGCGCCCACGCTCGTCTGGTACCAGTTCAAGGAGCAACTGATGGCGTTGCAGGCGCGCTTTCCGCGCTGCGAGACGATTGTCAACTCCTCGACCATCGACCGTTGGAACGCTGGCCAGATCGAGATGCTGGCGGTACATCCGCAGTCAGCCGGGCACGGGTTGAACCTGCAAGGCCAGTCGAAGATGATCTGGCTGACGCTGCCGTGGTCGCTGGAACTTTACGAGCAGGCGGTCGGGCGCTTGCACCGTAGCGGCCAGCGCTCGGACGTCTGGAACTATGTGCTTCTGACTGAAGGTACGATTGACGTTGAGATATACAAACGACTTGGGGAGAAACGAACCCTTTCTGAAATTGCGCTGGAGGCGCTGAAATGAACCGATGGGCAGAGCAACTGAAGGTGGCACGAGCAGAGGCGCGCATTCGGCAGCGGGAGTTCAACGCTGCCAAACGTGCGCTCGAGCGAGTGTTGGGTGAAATCGCAAAACTGGAGAAACGTCTTGAACTCTCGAGAACTGATGGCAAAACTGCGTGACTTTACAGAGGAAGAACTATGGGAACTGATCGAGAAGGAAATGCGCGTGGGGCGTCGCTGGACGATCATCGAGCGGCTGCACATGAGGCTGTGCGCGCTGCGTTCGACGCGAGAACGGCTGGAACTGATGAAGAAGTTCTCTGGACAGCCGGCGTAGCGACCGACGTCCAGAAGACGTGGCGCCGCTACGGATGGGTACCACCGTCAGAACTGCCGCAGTACCAGGCCAAGTGGGACTTCTTCAAAACGCTACGGACAAGGATCAGATGATGGTGGACTACAGCGAAGGCTATCTTGAACTGAAACGACTAGTCGACGAGGCGTGGCAGCTGATCCTCGATCAGAAGTTCGCTGAGGCGCGCGCGCTTTGCGACGAGATCGTGGTGACGGCGCGGCTCACCAAAGCTCAGATCGGTGTGCAGCATGAGCCCGAATGACAAGGCGGCTGTCGACCCGGACTACTTCTGGCAGCCGATCAGCACCTGCCCAAGCGGCGTCAAGGTGCAGTTGCTGAATCGCGCTGGCATTGGCAGCACCGGGAAGATCACCAGCAACAAGGACAACTGGTGGATCGCTTGGGCGCCCATGCCCAAGATCCCGCCAGAGATCAAAGCGCTGATCGAACCGACCTACCGCCCGAGCAACATCGGGCTGCTCATTGGAGACTGAGATGACTGAAGAAGAAATCATTGACCTTGCGGACAAGGCCGGATCGTTTTCGATGATCCAGTACGGCGTGACCAGCGCCAAGATTGAGTGGTTGCAGAAGTTTGCCAGTCTGGTTGCGGCAAAGGAGCGTGAGGCGTGTGCTCAGATGTGTGAGGATCAGGACACAGGGCAAGATCTGCCGTATGACCTCGCTGTCATTGACTGCGCCAAATCAATCAGAGCAAGGGGGGAGAAATGAACGACAGAGAACTGATGCAGCAGGCGCTGGAGGCGCTGGAAGAAGGCATGACAAGTAAAGAGTGGCGCGAACTGGTCAAAGCCCTGCGCGAGAGGCTGGCGCAGCCCAACGAGTTCAATCCAGACTGGGATGCAATGGCGGTGATGATTGCAGAACAGCAGCGAATGGCGACTGAAATTGAGCGGCTAAAAAACGGATTCAATAAATCTGAATCACGCCTTCACGATGTTGCCGTTCACTGCGAGCGAGTCGAGCGAAGGCTTAAAGATGTAAATACAGCAGCAATGAAACTTACGCATGACCTTGTATGTATGGATTATTACGACGATGAACGCCTAGATCGTGACAGGGTGATGGCGCGCATCACGCGGTGGCGCACCGAGTGGGATAAAGCGATGTTTGAGGAGCGTAATAAATGACTGACGACTTTTGGGAGTGGCTACCTAAAGCCTATGGTGAGGTTGGAGACGAGCCGATTTTCACCAAGTACAACATGGAGATCGCTTTTGCGGCAGGGGCAGAAGCAGAAGCTCAACGAATGTGGCAAGGGCTGACGGACGAGGAAATTGAAATGGCTTGTGTGCCGCTTGGTGCGGCAATGCTGTCTTTTACAGAAGTTGCTAGAGCTATCGAAGCCAAACTGAAGGAGAAGAACACATGAGCAAACTACAACCAGTAACAATCTCAGACAAGTACAAGGAAGCCGCAGCGGAAATGCTGCACGAGTCACTTGATGAGAACCCAGACACAGCAATCGTTATTCTGTTCTGGAAAGATCGTGGTCAATTCAAGATCAAAACAAGCGCGACTCAAGATCGTTTGCAACTGATCGGAGCTTTGACTGAGGCATTGCACAAGGTAGTGCATGACGGATACGCATCATGAGCGGAGATCACAACATGTATCAAAACGACGACCCGGGACGATTGGGCAGAAACTGGAATACCAAACCGATACCACAACCTGTCCAAAGTTTGCGCTCTGAACCAGAGCAATACCGCAGTGTCATGGAAGAGCAGTTGTCTAGCCTTGAGTCTCGAATCGAATACCTAAGCAATGCACTGACAACACTTGAGCACCGGCTAGCACCAGTCATGCGCGAGACACCTTGCAAAACGGTAGAGGCTTCGCTGCCATGTGCTGATTCGCCGCTTGGTAAAAAGTTAGAGAACTTCAACAGCCGTATGAACGGTCTACAAAACCACATCTTGTACATCATTGAAAGGTTGGAGATATGACCTATCCATTCGCAGGAGAAATCAAAATGACCAAAGTAATCAAGGACGGCAAGGAAGTGATTGAGTGGGAGGAGGTAAAGTGGGATGCGTCTGCTCCGCTGGTAATCGGCGAGCCTGTTGAGCGTACGACCGAATGGGCACGAGTGGACAAAGACCTGAACGTCACTCACCTCGACATGGACTTGTGTCGCAAGGGCCAGCAGAACGAATACACCGCTCTAGCGATTGCAATCTGGGACGCAGCAACTAAAGCAGCTCAGAAGGAATGGCAAGGGCTATCTGATCAGGAGATCGTGGACCTCCTGAACAAGTACTTCCACTCATACCCTGATCTGATTCATGTGGTCCACATGATCGAGGCAATCCTTAAGGAAAAGAACGGATGAGTATGTGCTCTGAGTGCGGGTCTTGGAACACCAAAACACTTGAGACAAGAAAGGATACGAGGTACAACTGGCGATGGAGAAGAAAGAAATGCAACGATTGTCAGGCAGTGTTCTCAAGCTACGAGATTGCAGAAAAGTTTCTGGGGACTCCAGAACCACTGCCCGGCGGCCGGCTCGAACGCCGTTAGAGCTGTACACCGAAATGCTCAAGCACCTGCTCGAGGGCGGCGTCACCGCCCAAGAGATCGCTCATCTGTCTAACAGCACCCCGCAGTCGGTGCAGAAGTTTCTGAAAGAATTGAAGCGACAGAAGCTCATCTACATCTCAGGATGGCAGATGAAAAACAACAACCGCATCAGACTACCGCAGTACAAACTAGGAGACGGCGTTGATAAACCTAAACCCAAACGATTGCCCGCCAGCGTTGCCTCGAAGCGGTGGCGCGACCGGCAGAAAGTCAAGAAGCACTTCGACCCGTTCTTCGCCATCTGCCGTCCGATGGCCGTTCCCGGCGCAGCCGATTCCACCAAGCGGGCCCGTGCCGCTTAAACCCAGCAACCGAACGCTCCGAGCGGAGTCCCTTGAAGATGGAGATCCACCGTGGTAGATCCTATGACGCCTGAAGAAGAGGAAGCTTGGAAAATGAAAGCAGACCAAATGCAAGTCGGCGGCAGCCACTACAAGGACATGGCCGTCGAGCCGTGGACCGTGATGGCGGCGCTGCTGACGCGTGACGAGTTCATCGGGTTCTTGAAAGGCAACATCATCAAGTACTCAATGCGCCAAGGGCGCAAGGACTCTGATGACGCGGGCAAGTGTCAGCACTACATCCAGAAGCTGCAAGAAGAACTTTTGAAGTGGTAGTGCGCTATGTCAGAAGCATGAGCAGCGCTTGGCGGCGCACGTCGGTGACGCGGCGCCCCCATCCGCTGCCAAACGTCGACCAGGTGGACAGTTCTTGCAGCCAGTTGAGCCGCGAGGCGCTGTACGCTTCGATAGTCTGGCGGGGGTCGGCCTCGAGCACTGCCGCCAGCGTCTTGGGTCCGATCGCGCCGTCAGCGGTCACGCCGATAGACTCTTGCAAGAACTTGGCCGCGCGGCCCGGACCCGAGTTGATCGCCGTGTCGAAGACGCAGTAGTCGACGCCGGTCGGCAGGTCGTCACCCTTGATCTTGTCCCAGTACTTTTCCTTGTAGAGCGGCGCGACGTCAGCCGGCACCAGCGCCTTGATCTCGTCAACGGTGCAAGGGCGCCCGATCCACTTCTCCCACGTCGCCTTGGTGCAACCGAGGTTGGTGGCGCCCCCAGGATCGGCGGGGTGGTCAACGAAGCCGCCCTCGTGATGGAGAACGTACTCGAGACACTTCTCAAAATTTCCAATCACTTCTTCGCCCTCATGTCGATGATCTTCTCGAGTGTTCGGCCGCCAAAGTAGAAGGACATGATCAGCATCCCCCACTGGCCGAGCAACTGGACGTAGGACTCGTTGGTGTCCTTGCCGAATGCGCTCATCATAGCGAAGGTAAAGTAGCCCGCCAAGATAAAAATCAGCGTCATTGGACGGATGTTTTTGGACAGCCAACTATCCGACTTCATGTCGGCGGCGTGCCTGTCGGTCAGGTTCTGCTGTTCGGCCTTGAAGAGTTCAGTCTCATTGGCCATCTTGGCCAGTTCGCCGGACTGCTGAAGCTGCGCCAGTTCGGCCTGCGCCTTGGCTTTCGCCTCGGGGTCGGGCACGACCTTGTCGAGGATTTTACTGGCGAATGGAAGCAGGGCTGTCAGGGCTGGGAGCATCTCGCTTCTCCAATGCAGTCGATAGTGATTTGCGACCGACGACACCGCCAATCGCTCCGATACACAAGAGCATCACATCTTTCAAAATCGCCAAGAATGCTTCGTCGATTGGTGATATACGATCCATGTCAT